TTATCTGCACTTTTAGGTACATACTTACATAGTGTGAGTGGTTTAGACATTTCGAAAAGTCTAATTAAAGGATTAAAAGATTTGATACATGTAAAACGTGGTGTTTCAGAAATTGTTGAAGCTTTAATCATTATCTTTGAAAAAGGATTTAATTATGTTAGACGTAATTTATTAGGGAAACCGGATATTAGATTGCGCGCTACATGTTCAATTGAAATAGATTTCTTTTTAGATTCTGTAGACGCTATAATGACTAGAGAGAGTACTTGTACTTTGTATAGAACAAAGGAAAATTTTTTTACTTTGTGTGCTCTCAGAGATGAAGGACATTTGATAATTACTAAAACTAGACGAAGTCCTGAATTAGATGGTGCTCTCAGTTTGACACGTACCGCAGTCAATAATGTGATTAAATTGATAAAACAATTTGAACAACAGAATATTTGTGCTGATGGTGCTCGTCAAGAACCTGTTGGTGTTCTTCTTAAGGGAGGAACGGGAGTTGCTAAGAGCATTGTTATGGAACACGTAGCGAGTGCTTTTTGCGCTCTTACTCTTGAAGAAGTACAGTACGATGCTTTTTTACAAAATAGAAAAGAGTTTATTTTCAATCACCAACCTGAAAATATATATTTTGATGGGTACAAACCAACGACTCATGTAACCTTCATAGATGAAATTTTTCAAATCAAAGATGTTGCAGGTAAACCTGATGGTGAACCTATGCAATGTCTTAGAATGTTAAATGGTTTTGAGATGAGTTTGCACATGGCTGAGTTAGAAAACAAAGGTCATATCAAGTTCAATTCAAAGATGGTCTGTGGTACTACCAATTGTAAATCAATTAAACCAGAAAGTATTGTTGATGCAACAGCTTTAGTGAGGAGATTCCCTATCTCTGTAATTGTGTGTCCGGCAGATGAGTACTGTGAAGACACGAGTCTAGATATTTGGAATAGAAAGTTTGATTTTTCTAAACTTCCAAAAGCTCATCATGATGGTCATGAAGTTACTAAACTGTTGCCTGAATATCAACAATTTTGGGACTCTGATGTATGTGGTAATCCTATTGGAGAACCATTTAGTTTTAAAGTTTTGATGGAACGAATACACAATGCCTATTTAGATAGGAAATTGTGGCACCAACAAAATTTAGAGGCCTACAACAATACTCGTGATGAATATCGAAGAAAGAGGAATTTGATCTTAGATGATGAGATTGAGATGATAGAACCCCAGGCTGGGAGGATGGCACAGATTAAAATGGAAATGAAATGTGTGCAAGATCCTGTTTATTGTGGTTCAATTATGATTGCGTACGATGAAATTATGTCTGAGTACAAAAAGAAACCAGCATGGGATAAAATACAATATTTCCTTGTTTTGCAATTGCAATTAGAGAAGCTCTACGAAAAAGATTCTATTCCAGATAACATGATGGACAAGTTGGTTATATATATAGCTGATGTTGGACCTGAAAACGCGGTTGAAGCGTTT